TCAGGTGGACCTGTTGTAGATAGTTACGATTACGATTAAAAAAGGATATTAAACAAATGCAAAAGACAAAGGATACTGAGTATCTTGATATATGTGTAGGCCGTCCAACGGGACAGGGTTACGGTGCTGCTCGTAAAGGTCCAAATGTTCTTGGTCCAGAAACAAACGTTGTCGTAGATGAAGTCTACTCACAACCCGAACCATTTAAAGTAGATAAAGGAGGCTAACAGTTATGCCATTATCAAAGTACGGTATGAATCGACAAGGTCTATATCCTCAAGAAGAAACACGTAAAATGGGTAATACCCGTAGTACAGGTACACAGCCTTTTGGTAAACGTGAAGCTAATATGGCTAGAGGTGGTGTTGTTTCTTCTCCATCAGGTCACAAGGTTGTAGACGGATATGAATACAACACAAGCCGTGAGAACACACTTGAAGAGCTTGGTCGTGTAGACGCTGAAAAAGGATATACCCGTAAAGGAAAAGGGAATCTTAAAGCTGAAAAGAAACGTCTTGTAAGAAAATTAAATCGTAAGGCATAAGTACAATGGGTCAAGGTTTCGCACCAGCCCCTAACAGCGGTGGTTTAACCAGTAATAATGCGCCCCCTGTATTAGGGCGTAATCCAGAAACATATGGTAACTATATGCTTCACCAACAGAATGCTCGTCTTTCTGACATACAGAACAATACTCCTGACGATGCCGTTAATAACATAGGCCAACTAATGCAGCCTAATCAGATACAGCCAAGTACCGTTACAGGATATCTTCCTACTAACTTACCTTCTTCACCTACACCTCCAAACCAACAACAAGCTAATAATGGTTTGTCTTCTTTACTCCCCGGACAGGGTGGGTTTAGTTAAAGGTATGGGTGCAACAACAGGTGAACTAAAGCTACGTGAACGCTTATATGAAAATGTAGTTAACGCTTCTTCTGCTGACTTCCTTACATTTGTAAAAATGATGGCTCCTCTTTTGATTGCTGACTTTCAAATGGGAAGACACATAGAACTTATATGTCATAAGTTACAGCAAATAGAGAATGGTGACGTTAAACGTCTTATGGTTTTCCTTCCTCCCCGTTCTACTAAGTCTGTAATATGTTCAAAGCTTTTCCCTGCTTGGTACATGGGAAGACATCCTAACCATGAAATATTAAGCGTATCTCACAGTGATCAGCTTGCCAGTGACTTTGGCAGGTCTGTACGAGATTTAATTAATAATGAAATGTTCAGTACAATATTTCCAGATGTTAAACTTAGAAGTGACGTAAGGTCTGCTGGTAAGTGGCAAACAAATCAAAATGGTGTGTATGTTGCAGCTGGAGTACGAACACAGATTGCTGGTCGTGGCGCACACGTAGCTATGCTTGATGACGTTATGTCTGAAGAAGATGCCTTCAGCGAAGCAGGAAGAAGATATATAAAGGAGTGGTATCCAGCTGGACTACGTACTCGACTCATGCCTTCAGGAGCTATCGTTATAATCAACACACGTTACCACGAAGATGATATATGTGGTTGGTTGTTAGACAGTGAAGCTAATGCTGACGAAGCTGACGTAATCATACACCCGTGGGAAGTGATTAAGATCCCTGCATGGCTGGATGAAGATGCTGCTAATCTTCTACAACTTCCAGTAGGAACAAGTTACTTTCCTGAGTGGAAACCAGATAGTCTATTAAGAGTAGACGAAGTAGAAATAAAACGTCATAATGGATCACGTTACTGGCAGTCATTATATATGCAAGATCCTACACCAGATGAAGGTGGAATAATAAAGAAGGGATGGTTTAAAAGCTGGAAGCATTCTGAACCTCCTGACTGTCAGTTTATTATACAAACAATGGATACAGCTTTCTCTGCAAAGACCACAGCTGACTATTCTGTTATGCAGACATGGGGTATCTTTGAAAGACTAGAAACAGATAGTACAGGAAAAGAACGGTGGATATCAAATCTAATTCTTCTTGGAAGTATTCGTAAAAGATTTGAATATCCAGAGTTACGTTCAGCTGCACAAGAAGAGTATGAAAAACACCAACCTGATGCTATTATGATTGAGAAGAAAGCTTCAGGTCAGTCACTGCTACAAGATTTACGAAGAGCAGGGTTACCTGTATTGGAGTATACACCTGATCGTGATAAGGTAAGTAGAGCAACCGCTGCTACTCCTTTTTTAGAAAGCGGAAGGATTTGGTTACCTGAAGATAAAGAGTGGGCCTTAGAGTTAATAGAAGAGGCTTGCAGTTTTCCAAATGCACGTTATGATGATCAGGTTGACGCAATGGTAATGGCTATACTATATATGAGAGATTCATGGTATGTTACGCATGAAGACGATCCTGATTATGAAGAAGATGAAGATATTTATAAACCACCTCGTAAAGGGTATTGGAATTTTTCTAAAAACTCCTACATGTGATATAGGGAAGTAAAGTTATGGCAATTGAAAAAAATCCTTTGTTAAGTTTAGTTGGTGGCACAAGTATGCCACAACCTGAAATTGATGAAAGCGAATTGGAAATTGAGATAGAAGATCCTGATGACGAGATGGCAGGAATAGATGCAATTGCCGTAGAAGATGAGTTAGCATTACAAGCTGCACAAGATGATCACTACGCTAACCTTGCAGAATTAATTAATCCTGAAGATCTTGCAGGTATTTCCGCAGATGTTATTGACTCGTACCAAGCAGACAAAGAATCAAGAGAAGAATGGGAATCAACATTTGAACGTGGCTTTGACCTGCTTGGTCTTAAACTACAGGAAACTACAGAACCTTTCGAAGGATCATGTACAGCTGTTTCACCTCTCATTATAGAGGCAGCTGTTAAGTTCCAATCTAAAGCTTCTATAGAACTGTTTCCATCAGGCGGTCCTGTTCGTACACAGATTGTAGGAAATGCAGATCAAGAAAGAGAAGATCAAGCTACTCGTGTACAGGACTTTATGAACTATCAGTTTACTGAACAGATCAGTGAATATTTTGATGAGTTCGAAAAGATGTTGTTTCATCTTCCCTTGATAGGTAGTGCATTTAAAAAGATGTACTATGATCCTACATTAAGACGGCCTTGTTCTGAGTTTATTCCTATTGATAGTTCTACGTATCTTACTATGCGTCTGACATACAGAAAGCGGAACGATACACACAAGTAATTCATCGAAGCATAACTGAGATGGAAAGAGATGTACAAGGTGGGATGTATATGGATGTGGGTTTAGAAGACCCAACTACACCTGACCCTACTTCTTTTACAAGTAAGATTGACTCTATTATGGGGATCAGTCCTTCTGATGAGTTTGATCAACAGTATGTACTACTTGAACAACATTGTTATCTTGACTTACCTGAACCGTTTAGTAGTGAAGATGGTGTTGCTCTTCCTTATGTGGTTACAGTTGAAAAAGAAAGTAAAGAAATTATTGCTTTACGTAGGAACTGGGCTAAAGAAGATATAACAAGAGAAAAACAAACTTACTTCACTCATTACAAGTTCGTACCGGGATTTGGTTTTTACGGTCTTGGTCTTATTCATTTGCTTGGTAACATGACGATGAGTGCCACATCTGCACTACGTAGTCTTGTCGATGCTGGTCAGTTCTCTAATCTACCGGGAGGGTTTAAAGCTCGTGGTGTACGTATCGTTGGTAATAATGATCCTATTGCTCCGGGTGAGTTCCGTGAAGTAGAGGCTACTGGACTTGATCTTCAGAAGTCTATCGTACCATTACCTTATAAAGAACCATCACAAACTCTCTTTAATATGCTTTCGTTTATGACAGGAGCAGGACAGAAGTTTGCAGACAGTACTGAACAGATAGTTAATGAATCATCTAACTATGGTCCTGTAGGTACAACAATGGCTCTTATAGAGTCTTCTGCTAAGTTCTTTAGTGCTATTCATAAACGTTTACATAAAAGTCAACGTGATGAGTTTCGTATTCTTTCTAAAATTAACTTTGAGTTTTTGCCTGATGAATACCCTTATGACGTACCTAATATCACTACTTCTGTATTTAAGTCTGACTTCGATGGGCGTGTTGATGTTATTCCTGTATCTGATCCTAATATTCCCTCTGCTGCTCATAGGTTGTCTATGGCCCAGATGGTTCTACAGTTATCGTCCCAAGCCCCACAAGGAATGTATAACATCCAACAAGTACACCTTTCGATCCTGAAGGCTGCTAATATACAGAACCCAGATCGTTTCTTTACACCAAAGAACCCTCCTGAACCTCATGATCCTATAACCGACATTGATTTGGTTGTGAAGGGAATGCCTATACAGGCTTTTCCACAACAGGATCATGCTGCTCACATTGCGATTAAGACAGCCTTTATAGATGATCCTACATTAGGCAAAACTGAAATGATGGCTCCTGCTGTTCCTGTTCTTCAGGCTAATATACAACAGCATATGGTTATGCAGTATCAAGAGCAAATGTCTGGACTAATGAAGACAGAGACCCCACCCGGAGAAGTTTCTCCTGAAGTATTAAGTCAGTTATCTATTAATGCAGCTGAACAAATACTTGAAGCAAACATGGGTACAGCTTCTGAAGATTCTCTTGAAAATCAGAATCTACTTCTTGAAAGTGCAAGATTAGATCTTGACCAACAAAAACTACAAATGACTGCAACTAAGGATGCAGCAGAACTTTCTATCAAGAACCGTGAACTTGATCTTAAAGAAATGGGAGTTCAGTTAGATGCTGCTGAAAAAGTTTCGGAAAGCGAACAAAAGAAAATGGATGCTCGTATACGTGACGATAATTCCATACGTACTACAAATGCAAAACTAACTATTGAATCATTAAAGAACCTTGCGAAAGAACGAGACTTGATGATTGACAAACGTATGAATGAAAAACGTTATGCATCTGGTGGTACAGTAAACCTTGCACAAGGTGGTGAGTTCTTTGAAGAGTTTTTAAGAGGACGGGGAGGAAGAGAAGCTTTTCAAGAAGGAGACTTTTTAGAAGGACTGCTTGCTAAGATAGGTGGAGGAAGAACTCGTACACAAGATGAAATGATATCTGACACTTACGAATCTTATAAGTTGGGTTTAAGAGATTCTGATTCTTTAGATGACAATTTAAGATATCAAGCAATAATAGAAGATGAAGAAAAAAGAAAAAGCACAACTCCGACTGTTGATTCTGATATAGATGTACCAACTACTTTTAAAGGAGATGAGCAAACTAAAGATATAGAAAGAATTCTTGATACAAATGCAACAACATTTGAGCCAGCAGGATCAGTTATTAGAAAGGATGTTGATGATTCAAGTACAGATTCTTCTCCAGTATACGGAAGAGGTACAGTAGATTCAGGTGCATTACCACCTGAGTTTCCCGTAGAAAAAATTACTCTTGAACCGGA